CATCAATATTATCAGTCAAGTCTACTGCTTGTCTCATTTGATCGTCAATACTATATGTAAGGGTATACGGAACTGATCCGTTCGTATCTAATGTATACGTAACGTTACTATAATCTATGGCGTCTATGGGAGAAGCAAGTTCTGGAAATAGTTCAAGTTGTTGTGATACAGACATATTAATTTTCCTCAATTCTATAAAGTGGCTCAACGTGAATAGAGTCGTGGTAATCTCCATCACTTAGGTTTCTACGTACGGCAGTACGCTTCACAAAGTACCCATCATTAATATAATAGGTAGTAAGTTCTTGACTAACTACTGAATCGTTATCAAGAAAGTTAAAATAATCGTGGGTAAACGGACCAGTCTTGTCTTTCACTTCCATAGTATAATTCTCCAGTTATCGTTTTTTGCCTATGCTATACTTCGCAATTAATTCCCACTCACCTTTTTCTTTGTGAGGTAGAATCTTAATCTGTGATAATGGAGATGTAGGCTCTTTGATCTTTTCAGCGTCAACAGTCTTCACAAGATCCCATTCTTCTAGCAGAGTGATAATAGTATTTCTACGTGCTTTATCCTCTTCTGAGAAGTCATTGATCTTTCCATCTAACATAAACAATTCTTTAAAGTGTACAATGTAGTACTTACCTTGCTTGTGCAAGATATGGCACGATTGAAACAACTTCTGTTCTTTCTTAGAAGCAATACCTATACGAGTTAGAGTCTCCTTGACTTTTAGAAAACTTTCTTCGTTAGGTAGAGTTACCTCTACTAACTTATCTAATAAATTCATTTTTTCAAACCACCCGTTTCTTGTTGTTTTTTCATAATTTCTAGTTCTTCACTAGACAACAAGGATAGATACTCTTGACCAACTGTTCTATTACATTGATAATAGGCACACACAATATCGAGTTCCTCATTTCCAGCATTCTTAACCCACTTTGCCCATCGCTTTTTAGGTCTAATGCTATTTATAAGACACTCGTACTGGGGTCGTTTATCCAGTTCGTGATTCATGTTCATTAGGTTTGCGTGTAAAATTGTATCTACGTGATACGATAATGCATTGTTTACAAGCCAAGGCTCATAGCCTTTCTCTGCAAGTGCATCGTTTTCGCTATCACGCATCATGTTCTTTTTCGTTTGCGTAATAGATGTTACATAATCAAACGGAGAAGCCATCTTCTGTCTCCTTATTCATATTAGATTTGTCAAACTCATCTGCACATTTTAGGCAGATATATGCAGTACCCTCGCCATCTTTATACTTGTACCGAACTTCGCTAAAGTTTTTGCCAAGTTTTACGCCACAAGTCAAGCAAGGATGAGAAGGTTTCTTTTCTCTGTTAAAGAGTTTCATTTTTTACCCTGCACATTAAGTAAGGGCTTCAATATACGAATCAAAGATTTCTCAATATCTTTAGATGGAATATCAACCTGCTTCTTTATGTGATATACACATACTGTCATATTTGAAAAGTCTTCGCCCCACATCTCACGATACTTTCTTGCCGCTGGATGATTTTCATTGTACAAAGACTTGCGCTGTATCTCTTTAATCCATCTACCGATTCGTGTACCCATGCTCTTATCAGACTTGCCTGTATAAAGGCAATGATGATCTTTCCAGACAGCATACATGCCAGTTCTATCGTGAGTGGTGTCGGACTTCTTTTCTAGAATACCTTTATCCGCAAGAAGTCTAAAGCCCATCTTAGTGGTAGAATCTACCTCGAGTCTGTACTTAGTATCACATTTTTCAATCAGAGAGTGTGCGATATCGTCTGATGTGAGTATGTATTCTCCTGCGAGATTAATCATTTCCATTCCACTTCTGCCATAAGTGTTGCAAGTGCGGCAACACGGTTGATCTCAGAGTTAGCAACGAATGCTTCTTTGTACTGATATTCAGCCAATATGATAATCGAATCAGCAACACTTTGAGTTGACTTGATCTTCGAAGGAAGAATATCGTACAATTGACGATAGAGTACTGCCGAGTCAATGTCTTGATTCTCAGCAACCCATTTACGAGTGCCAGTAAAGTTCTTCTCTTTCATCAAAGTTATCAGGGCACTGATATTATCAGAGGAGTTATTCGCTAAGATACCAGCGTCAATCCTGCCAGTAGAAGAATAACGCTGTAGTTCATTAAGGACTCTGCGCCAATCTGGGAAATAAAGTTGAACGACCTCAGCAACAGACTTTTTATCATATTTGATACCCTCGTCATCTAGAATGCCGCATACTCGTTTGAAGAAGTCTGCCGCAATCTGTGGTTTATCTTTGTTACTTATATTAAACTCGATCACGCTACACCGAGAATGCAATGGCTCAATGATACGGTTCTTAAAGTTACACGTTAAGATAAAGCCGCAGTTCTTTGAGAACTCTTCCATGAAGTTACGAAGTGCTGGTTGTGTAGAGTTTGCATTCAGGTAATCAGCCTCATCTAGGATGACGTACTTGCGTCCACCAGTAAAGGATACACTTGAAGCAAAGTTTGAAATGTCGATACGCAATGTGTCAATGTTACCATTCATCGAACCATTAATGGTGATGTAGTCTGCGCCAATCTCGTTCAACATAGCCTTAGCTACAGTTGTCTTACCGACACCTGCACGACCAGTCAGTAGTAGATTAGGAACATTGTTTTGATCAACGAATTGTTGGAATGTAGTCTTTAACTCTTCTGGAAGAATAGCATCGGCTACGGTCTGTGGTCGATATTTCTCGACCCATAAAAAATCTTCTTGCATCATCAATCTCCATAATATAATAAACCTTTACTGTATTGTAAAGGGATGAAAGGAGGATGTCAATGACACCCTCCTCTCGGCGTCTAATTAGGAAGCGGGAACTTCTGCTTCAGACGGAACTGCATCGCCTTCAGTGGGAGCTGAAGGAGCATCACCAGGCAGATTTACTTCTTGCCCTTGCTCTTTTGCGTGTTCTAGAAATGCCATGAAACGTTGGCGTACTGTGCCAACTGGCAGTAACTCTTCACCACGAATGGCACCACGTGCAGTCGCAACGTCAATAATCTGAACTGCGGCTGAGATGTCATTCAGCGAGAGACCAGGAGCTTGTTCTTGCTCTTGGGTTTCGGGGGCTTGGTTTTCTTCTGTCATAATAGTCTCCTATAACTATAGTTTATTAACGAGTCTCGATTGCAACCCAATATTGAACCTTACTCGACTTAAAGTGAGCCATACCTTTCGAAGATAGTGTCACTTCGTAATCGGCTGGTACCAATTTTAAGTTGTCAGTCTTGATGATCATATTAAATGGATCACTGCTGACACCTTCAGCAACAACGGTATTATAATTATCAGCCGTTGATGTTTTGCTGTCGACCGCTGACATAGTAATGGTACTACCATCACCAATGAAAGCAATCTCGGGCAATTGAAGAACACCTGCCGCTTGGCGGACGCTTTCAATATCTTGCCACTTAATATTGATGGTTACTTCAGGATCAGGAACAACAATGTCCTTCTCTGGTGGAGTAACCATCAATGATTCAGACGTATATGTGTAACTCAAGGTACTTGCACCACCTTTGATGGTAAAGCGATCTTGACCAAACATAACGTCGGGATTCTCAAACAACGCAAGAGTGCTTAAGAAGCGAGACAGATCGTATACGCCTGCCTGTGTCTCAACCGTTTCACCGATTGTTGCCGCCGCCATCACAGTCTTTTGTGGGGAGATTGTTCGAACTACTGAGCCTGGCTTGAATACAATGCTAGGGTTGATAGTCGAAAAGTTTTTTAGAACACTAAGTGTTTCTGAACTAAATTTCATATTTTATTCACCTTTATTAATAGTTTAAATTCACGTTCTGCAAAGTTATTTATATCAGAACATCCAAAAGTTTTCATTTCTATGACATATCTCTCCTGTTTTTTGTTAATTCATCAGCCCTTTCCATTTGAATCTTGATCCATTTAGCGCAATCTTTTGCACTAAATGCTTCTTCATCAGGAGCAGGCATTCTATCGTCTTCACCGACACCTCTGATTACAGAACTTGATAGCATTAATGCTCCAGCCATAATCATACAAATGTGCGGTAATCCAGATCCAGTAGGACCGTCATCGTAGTCTTTTCTACGTTCAAAATCATCGATATGTCGTTTAAGACTATCGATCATTTGTTGCCAAGGCAGACCCTTTTCCCAGTTCCTGTCTGCATATTTCTTTGCACCATACTCTAGAGCGGTTGCTCCTGCGGCTAATCCCTCAAGAGGGAGTTGTCTGAAGTAAGGCACACCAATACATTCACGTAACGCACCGCTTTCGGCTGCGGCAAATTCTTCTTTCTTGCTCATCGTCTAGTTTGCTCCAAGTCATTTTCGGCTCTGTATATAGCCTGTAATCTTAAAACGTCTGCGGCAACATCATGAGTACTATCATGGGCAACAAACGCTTCATTCCAATATTTTTCATCTGCAAGCGGTACAAAGCCACTGCGAGTTGAAAAGTCAAACTTAGCATCAATGAATGTTCTCACATCTCTTACTTTCCAGAACTTCAGATACTCATTCATCAATTTACTTTGACCCTGCGACTCCATTAGTCTAAACAGAATAACTGGATCAAAAGAGTTCCCTCTAGACCACCAATAACCGATCTTCGGGTTCTCTCTCAAGTATGTTAGTATAGTATCACAAAACTCACCGACTGTCAAGTCATTTTCTTTAGGCAAGATATTATCACGTGCTTCTTTTGGTAGATTTTCCCACCACTGAATGTCAGCCTTAGTATAGCTACAATTATAGTTATTCATCTGGTCAGTTATTGACAACTTGACTGTCTTGACCTCACCAGCGATCTCCTCAAAAGTATAGGGATCTTCTACAAACCTATTCCAGTCGAAACAGGCGTATGCCATATCCACTACAGGACAAACAAGAACGTTTGCCCCAATAGTTTCCATGTCAAATATAAAATTTTTGCTCATTAAATCTCCTCAAATCCAAAGCCGGCAACTTTATACTTTTTGTTGCCTATTAACATCTGATCACCCATCGAGGTAGATCGTAGACCGTAAGTCACACCTTCGTGAACTGGCAAATCTGCCATAACAGTTACGTCTGGATTGTAGTCACCGTTATCTTCGATATCAGTTCGACTCCAAGAACCCATCACGTTATTAGTCCAACGATAGGCATACTCTAGAGCCTCATCAGTTGACCGAGCGTTTTCAGGAATGTTTACGAAAGCAACTGTACGTGGACTTTCTTCGAAGGCTGTATGAATCACTGCAACTTGCATAATATAATCTCTCTCATTGTTTACTTGAACAGTATACAAGGAGTTCACACGAATGTCAACCCCTAATTTCACTTTTTACGAAATTAATTCGTAAGGCTGGTTCCACTTACCAACGTTGATGTCAGTGTAATGTGATCTATGGAAATAGTCAGTCATTGCATCATCGTTGTTGAAGTAGTTAGGACCTTTCATTGCCGCTAACAACTTGTTAAGGAACTTCTTAGCAACACCTTCGTAATGCTCATCAATCCAGTACTCATTGACTTGGATGTAACGATCACCGTGAGTGTAGTTCCCAGAGAAGTCGATCTCACCTGCTTTGATATTTACACAAAGAGTTGAGTGGTTATTGACAGAAATACTGCCCTTCATACCGAACTCTTTAAGGACTGCTTTGATAGCAGGAGCAAGTGATTTCTTCATTTCTTGTGATACATACGCCATAATTTATTTCTCTCTCAATTGATTACATATACATTGTAGCAGGTTGGACAGCAATGTCAACCATTATTTTCACCTTTTCTAAGAAACTCGAACAATGTATGCTGGCTTAGATGGGTCAAGAATGAGGTCTTCATTAGTGACAGGCTCTACGTAGTCTACCCAAGAGACTCCACGCTCAATATGCTCATATCGATATTCTAAGGCTTCTGATTCGCTACGGAAGGTCTTAAGAACAGTCATGGCGTCATCAGTAAGGTTTCTTAGTACGTACATAATAATCTCTCTCAATCGTTCAAATCAGATACTATTATAGCAGGTCTGACCACTATGTCAACCTTTTTTTATCATTTAACTAAAGTATTTTTCCAATCAAAGTCCTTTACTAGTTCCATACCATAGTTGTTGGTACCCGTAGGCATCTCGAATCCATCTCTAAATCTAAGTTTGTTAGCTTTAAATGGACCATAGTCTACAAAGTGATGCCATCTACCGTATCTCCAGACTAGTCTTGCCACGTCTGGATGCATATCAACTAACATTTGTGACTTATTCACAGTACCTTCAGTATTGTATCCAGTCTCTTTGAACTCTTCATTCTCCGTATTTTCAGCATGGTAGAACTCAGCAGTATTACCACCGCTCACTGTTTGAGTAGCGGCTTTACCTTGCATAAACGCATTGAACTGTAAACAGGAATCTCCATCTTTCATCACTCTGAGACAAATATCAGTGTCTTCGTTATACCTACCACGCCATCTATGCTTACAATCATTCCGAATAAGAAGAGTAGAATATATACGGGTGTTGGCAACGTAAGCAGGATATTTTTGATTCGGGTCAATAAAGAATCGATATTGTGGACCAGCAATGTAAACATTATCATATCTCGCTACAAAGTCTTCCATCACTTGAAAGCCTACACCACTCTCAAATCTAATTCGCTCATTATTGTGTAGTCTGTAAAAATCTGAGATGTTATCGTCAAGTACCCAATGACTTGTAGCACCGATGCTGATCGAATGATCCCATGCCCAGTTTCTAGCACGACCAGGACCATCTCCGTGATTGGAGAAAGGTGCAACTAGAAGTGTCACGTAATCTCTCATTTTGAATACATCAAGTGCTTTATCGTAACTATCTAAGTCTTGAGGCTCAATCACAATGTAATGTGGTATCTGCATACGAGACAAAGACCTTGAAGTGAACATTGAATCGGCACGACCCTTAGATACGATATACATTGGATGCTCAGGCAAAGTTCTACCCTCTGGCTGAATCCAGCGTAGCAACATATTCTTTGTGATAAACTGTTCTGGATGCCAAATGCTCTTAGTCTTTTCAGTTACATCTTGAGCAATCTTCTGCGAAAATTCTTTATAGTCTGCTTCACTTCTAAAGTTTAATGTGATTGCTCTGAACTTAATTTTATCCTCTTGAGTGTATTCTGGCATACCAACCCAGTGCTTCTTCCAGTTCGACTCGTACTCTGATTCGACAGACTTCACTTTACTGAATCCTGGTCCATTGTACTCGGGAACAAGTAGATTAGCGTCAATCGCAACGGGCTCTTCTTCCATATCTTTGAATAAAGATACTGCACGATCTTCTAATGGGTAATAGGTTTCTTTAACGTAACCAGGAATCATCTGATTGATCTTGGTACAAAAATCTACCATATCGTCTTGTGTTCTAAAGTGAACATAGATTGATTTCCAGACATCGTTCTGTACAACCTTCTTCACTCTAGTGGCATCTACCAGCTTGTCTGCCATAGGCTCATCAAAGAACTTATCCAAGCTTATGCTATAAGAATCGTTCTTACGTGCCTCATCATCCATATAGTTATCGTAGTTGGCACTTTCTTCGATTATGGGTTTTGTATTATCTGTCATGTAAAAAACTCCGTTAAATCTGAACGAGATTTATTCTTATCACTATAACGCATATCGATGAGGTTGTCAATACATAATTTCCAATTAGCTAAACTATGTAACTCTTTGGTCATCTGAGCAATCTCATCTCTACGGTTTTTCATCACATTAGCGAATTCCCGTACAGTTGTTTCAAATTCTACACGTGAGCAAGTTCGTTTAATCTTAAAGATATGTGAAGGGTCAGCCGCAATTCTTTCGCTTGCGTGACTTTCACTATCATCAGTAAAGAGAATAGTTGGTACTCCACAGCCCAACGCTTCCATTGTTGTTATGCCCCATGATTCCTTTGGCCATGTTGAGCAAAACAACTTAGACTTTGAGATGTTTTCAATTACCTCGTTATGCGGTAATCCTCGCATCGTATGTCTAGGCGCTTCCCAATGCTGATTAGATTGAACGTAATCATTCACAGTGTCACTCTTGTAAATTCCATCATTAGTCATTACAAGACTATTTAGGACGGATTTTTCCAGCTTCTTATGAATTAGAAATGGTGCCTTTTCGTTGTCGCATCTACCGACTGTAGAGACATCGTAAAAAGGATCTTGTGAAAATGGAACATCAGATGGCAGAAACGATGGATTGATATAGCCTTTTATATCTCCAAAGTCTACTTGACGTATTCTCTGTGCCATAGTCTTGTGATAGTCGTATTGATGAGGACTAACAAAGTAGATGTGGCAACCACTTTCATTAAGTTCTTTCAGTATTTTGCCCAATTCTACCATACGTATATCACGCACAAGTGGTTCATGCATAATGCAAATTAATGGAACATTAAAGGACATCATCATATTTCCCCACCAGGGGTTGTTGAACAAGATCATATCAGGATCATGTTCTGCGATAGCGTCCATTATTACCTTGCGTGTACGTCTATTATCTTTATCGTCTTTCGTAACGCACACAGGAATAATACCATCAATATTATCCTCTAGGTCTTTACAGAACTTTTCGATCCCGCCAGTGATGACAGGACCTTTAGTGTCAGAAGATTTCAACACCTCGAAGTGTGTCGAGTATGGTAAAAGTATTTTCATTTATTTTTGTTTACAAAGTCTGACTCAGCCCACACTACACTTTGGCGTAGATTAGAAGATGAGAACCTGTGGTCCCTATTGTTAAAATGTAAATCAATGTTCAGTTTATCACAAACTTCTCTGCCTGTAAAGTCTTTATCTTTATATTCGTCACCTAATATTCGAACATCTATTTTGTACATCTCAAGAATATCAAGCAAGTCCTGTTCAGTAGAGTACACCACAATCTCATCAACGTACTTTATGGCAGATAGTTGAGTATAACGCTCAACAATAGATTGAATGGGAGAATTCTTCTCTGGTCGATCCACAGCAGGATCGATTTGCAGACCACATATCAAGTAGTCACATTGCTCTTTTGCTTCACGCAACATCATCACATGTCCAGCATGTAACAGGTCAAATGTACTGGCAGTAAATCCAACTCTTTTCACTTTCTTCATCATATAATTCACCTTATCTAAATTGATCGACTACTTTCTTTTGCAGTTCGATTATCTCGTCTTTAATCATTAACTTTTCACGCTTCATTCTACTCACGTAGATGTCTGGAGCTTTTTCTGCCTCAGCCGCTTCCACTAAACTGTGCAAGTGCTTATGCTTTTTTTGAAGGGATACTAGTCTGTCTTCTGTAGCCATTATACTATCCTATGTTGTTGCAATTCTACTAAAGTTCTTAACTTTTTCGAATTTGATTACGCTATGGAACTTATCGAATAATTGATCACCTTTGTGACTGATAATAAAGATATTAGAATCAGCACTTAACTCTTCAATGATCTTAAGAAACTCTTCTGTTCCTGCACTATCTAATGAAGAATCCATAATTTCATCCATGATCAATAAGTTAGTAGATACAGAGTTCCGTAGCTTAGATACGGCTCTCCACGTAAAGAGAAGTGCAAGGTCAATCCTTAGCTTCTCGCCCTCTGAGAAAGAGGAATATGAAAACTCATCTCGAAAACGAGACTTGATGGTCTCATTAAAGCTTTCATCTAATTCAAATTGAACAAAGAAGTCCATCGCTGACAGATACTTGTTGATCAATTTGTTCATCACAGGTACATACTGTTTGATAATCCGAGTCTTAATGCCGCCATCTTTTAACATAGATGCTACCACTGCTAGTATCTCTTTATGATCAAAGAGTTCAGTCTGGCTTGCATGGTGATTAACAAGTTCGGATTCTAACTGCTTAATATCAGATGTATCAATTTCTGCTACCTCTTGCTGTGCTCCATCAAGTTCTTTTTTGATAGACTTACAAGTGTTCATACCGATCTTATAGTTTGCTCTATGCTCACTTACAGCAATATTCTTTTCTGATATTTCATCTTCAACTAGATCGATAGCACATAAACGTTCATCGACAGCTACACTCTTATGTCCAATCTCTTTCTTTGCTGTTTCGATTTCTGTTGCTGTTGATCTTGAGGACTCGATTGTTTCTTCTTTAAATTCGTGGTCGATCCCTTGCTTACAGGTTGGACAGTTGTCGTGGTTTTGGTAGAAGTCAACGTCTTTACGTAACTTGTTAAGCCTGGTTGTAAGATCATGATTCAACTCCTGAAACTCTGCTAACTTCTTTTTCTGCTCGGCTTTGTCGCCGATGCTGTTATTTAGTGCTTCGATATCATCTAATAGAACGTCCATCTTTGCTTGTTCGTCTTCAACAAACGCAACTTGCTCTTTTAGTTTATCTTTTAGCTTACCTACCTCAGTCTCTTTAATCTTTCGAATCGATTCATTATGCGACTTAGCACTATCAATTTTATTATCAAGTAGATCAATCTGATATTTGATATCAGTTATCTCACTCTTGTTCTCTGACAGTCTTTCCTTCAGAAGAGTGTTCATTGTAGTAAAGATTTGAATATCTAAAAGGTCTTCAATGATGTCTCTGCGTTCACCAGTCTTCAACTGCATAAACGGCACAAAAGTAGAACTACCAAGAACAACCACTTGACCAAACGACTTATAGTTTAGCTTTAGAATAGTTTCTTCTAAGTAAGTCTGATAGTCACGGGCAGCCGCATCTTGGTTTAGTAGTTCGCCATTCTTCCATACTTCAAATATGCCTGGCTTGATACCACGCTTAATAACGTAACTGTTACCGCCTATACTAAAGTATGCTTCTACCAATAACTCTTTATTGTTCACACTGTTAAGTAACTGATATTTGTTAATCTTTCTAAACGGCTTGCCGTACAAAGCAAAGGTCAGCGCATCAAGCATGGTTGATTTACCAGCTCCGTTGTCTCCAACGATAAGCGTAGACTTGCTTCGGTTTAGAAAAACTTCTGTGAAAGTATTACCAGTACTTAAAATGTTCTTATAACGAACCTTTTCAAATAGTATCATAAATTAATAGCCTCATTATGCAACTCTTGCAGAACTTTTTCGATCTTGGTTTTGTCTGTACTAATCTCTAAGTTCTGAACATATTGTTTCAGAATGGTCAATGTATCCTGTGCTTCGTCAACCAGTTCACTCTCATCGATCACATCTAAGTTCATATGATCTTCGACAACCTTGATATCACAAGGTAGGGCTGCCTGTAGTCTATCTAAGAACAAGTCAAAGATATATGGGTTGGTCTTGTTTCTGACAATAACCTTTATGAAAGTATCTTTTAGTTGGCTAGTGTCTAGGTTTGCAATGTCTTCGATAGTCATATCAGCGTCATCATACATGATCTTATGAAACAGACTGTACGGATTACGGACATATTCCATGCTACGTGAGTCAGTGTCGAACACACTAAAGCCACGCTTTTGATCATGATCAGACCAAGTCATTTCATATTGAGCGCCCAAGTAAGATATATTACCAATAGAAGACGGTTGATGAAAATGACCAGAGTAGACCGAATCAAACTTAGCAAACGTACTGCGGTCCATACCGTCAGAGCATAAGTGACCTTTGTCCATCTCGTAACCAGTGATCTCAAAATGACCCATCAGTATTTGCGCTTTAGTATCAGCCATAGCTTTCATGGACTCTTCCCAGTTCTCAGCACATAGCCAAGGAGCAAGCATGATGTTACATCCATCCATATCCAGCTCTACAGGCTTTTCCCAATATAAATGCAGGTTACTATGACTAGTGTTGCCATACAACTGTCTGAGACTGTTTACTTCATTCGTGTTCTTGAAGTAAGTGTCATGGTTGCCAGCAATCATATAAAGTTCGATACCTTCGTCTGCACACACTTTCATGAAATGATCTTCAAGGTTCTTAGCAGTCACGAAGTTAATGTACTTACGCCGGTCTGTGACATCGCCTAAGTGAAAAATGGTTTTGATGTCATTTTCACGTAGATACGGAAAGAAAACTTCCCGATAAAACTTTATCTGATGTTCAGCAATTGCGCTGTTATCGTTTCTCGCACCCCAATGCGTATCGTTTAGGATAGCAATCTTCATTCTTTCTCCTTCTCAACCTTTTCATCATCACCATCAATAAATTTTTCCAGACCCTTCTTTGATTTGGTCTGGGCTTTTTTCTTGTCTTCCATCTTCTTCTCATAACCACGAACGAAATCGCTCATGTAGTCATTATTTAAATCGATGTAAGCAGGCTCGCCATTAGTATCTGGAGTACCTTCTGCACGATCAACGGCAGTACCAGTCATCACTGAGTTCACTGTTACCTTATGCTTGATATACAACTGTTTCTTCTCTTTCTCAATTCTACGTAAGAATGCGTACCAGATAATCTGCGTAAAGTATGCGAATGGGTTATGTGACTTGTTAGGGTCAAAGTTGCCTAGTGCTTGGATAGCATTTTCTAGTCCATCGCTGATCATCTCATCTTTGTACGAATATCCAGAAAAGTTAGGCTTAGATGCAAGCCTAGTAGATATCTGATAGATACACTGACCTATGTAGTTAGGTATCTGTGGTCTTTTGTCGCCCGAATCTTCTGCATCACTGCATAGCTTTTTATATGCTATGATAGCTTCCAGAAACTCTGGATTATTAACGTAATTTCTCTTTGCCATGCAATTTCACTCCTTATTGTGTACAAGTATAACCTATCACGGGCTGTTTGTCAAGCACTAATTTTATTCATTTATTTACAGAAAAGACTTGACAGGGGCTAGGATTCGTGTATAATAGAGTTATACGATGTTTAAGTATATTAATGCTTTATTGAGTCTTTAGACTCTAGATAGGCTACTAGAACATCTTCTATCTCTTCACCCTGCTCTTTCATCTCAGCCTCTCTATCTCTGAGATTGTGTAGGTTGGTTAAACGTTCAGCAAATGTATCATAGTACTCAATTGCTTTGTTGTTTGCTTCTCCCCAAAACGTGATATCTCTATGAGTGAGGCTCACGTGATTTGACTCTGATAATAGCATCCAGCTCTTAGCAAAGAATCCGTGTACAGGATGTATTTTGACTTGTATTGGGTTTTCGATAGTCAGTTCATGATCATCGTTTGATATCAGGTCTGCTATAAGGTCATCACCTGATTTCATTTTAATATGAATAAGCATTTAATTCCCCTTTATGTTAACATTATATATGCGAAACTCAAATCCCTCTTCGTTGTAAACTTTAACTCTTTCCATAAAGTGCTTTGTTGCAAAATTCTTAGTAGATTTCCATTGTAGATCATCAACTATGTCATATAATGTTGCTTTGGTATTATCACTACTTTTACGTAGCACTCGACCTATTGACTGTAAGTTTCGTATTTTTGATTTACTCGGGCTTGCAAAGATGATATTATCCAAACGCTTAATATTAACGCCAGTGCTAAAAGTACCATAACTAGCGAGAATAATATTATCGTTGCTTGACTCAACCAGATGCCTAACTGCTTCACGCTCATCAGCACCAATCCCTCCATGTATGAAATGTATACTCTTCCCTTGTATCTGAAGCATCGGATGTAATACTTTACCATGCTTTTCAACGAACTGAAATAATATAAGAGTGTTGCCTTTGAGACTATGAGCCAAATTTTTAATGTACTTATTACGTGCTTCATTACTAACTATCCAGTCAATTTCTTCTTGATATGTCTTACCTTTATTTATCTTCCTAATTTCATCAGGATATTGGAGAACAATTGCCGTAATTCCAAAGTCGGCGAGAGTGTTGTCTTCGATCAGTTTTTTAGTCTTAGTCACCTCGTAAACAGATCCAAAAAGACCTTCAAGCACCAGTTTGTGTGTCTGAGTGCCATCTAATGTACCAGTAAACCCATATCTATATTGACAGCTAGGCATTTTTTCTAGCACTTTTGTTAGTGACTTGGCTTTAAATAGATGCGCTTCATCTCCTACGACAACATCAAATTTTTCAAACCAATCTTTTCTCAGCTTGTAGACTGACTGCCATGTCGTGATGGTTATATCAGCATCTACGTTCTTGTCGATACCACCACGAATTTTGTGTATTGATAATTCATTACCGTTGTTGTACTCAACAAAGTCCGATGCCATTTGCTCAACTAGAGATGTTGTAGGCACAACGATGAGAACTTTTCTATCGCTGGAATCCACATGAAAGCGTGTTAACAAGTATATAATGAACGACTTACCAGATGCAGTGGGTGATAACAGTAACGCCCTTTCGCTCCTCAGTGCATGAACAACTGCTTCGTTTTGATAGTCACGTGGAATAAATGGAGAGTTAAACTCTTCTGCGAGTTGCATTCCTGCGTCATCGTTAACAACATTATTAGGCACAAGACCCTTATCAATCGTAACGTGATACTCTCTTGTATTGCAGAATTTGAGTATGTATGGAATTAGTCCAGCGTAGATCATGCCAGTCATTGTATTCAATAAACGAATTTTGCCGTCCCAGACTTTGTTACGAACAGCAGGCATGAACTTAGCACCAGGCACTTCAAATGTGAAGTACTCGCTCATCTCCATCTTAATCCCAGGGTCTGCGTTTACTCTCACGTAAACGTCATCGACCTTTTCAATACTCACATTATCCATTAAGCACCTGTTCTAAACCGCTCCCAGTCTATGATTGATTTGATTTGAAATCCACGATTGTTGATCTGCTTGATAATAGACTCAAGGTACTCTACCTTTTGCTCTTGCGCTCCAATTTTAAGTGAAGCATCGATAATGTCATCATCAGAGTCAATATAGGATGGAATGTCTTGTCTAAGTATCTTTAAAGGTTGCGGTTCCCATCCATACTGCTTTAACTCAGTAATGTCTAGTTCACCTCTGTAATACTCTGTCTTTAGCTTGTGTAGCTTCTTGTAGTCAGCCTTCATCTTCTTCAGGAGATAGCCTTCTCCCATATAGAATTTGAAGTACTTGTTGTGAAGCTTGGGTATCTCAGAGGATTCTCTGGATATATTGATGGTATCAACTGGGCCATCTTTTTCCCATTCTTTAATAATATCATCTATCTTCATAATATCTCCATAATTAAGTACATGTAACTATATCATGTTACACTAAGTTCACTAAAAAGTCAACCCTAAACTGTTATAGTATAGCTACTATATTTAAACGTCACATCGAATGTAGGTGGTACTACATCTGAATCACTTGTATTTAGCTGTATTGGACCAATGCTAACTGGGAATACATCTTTAAACGACACCTGAATGTTAGCGTTTTTGTTGCTGTCCATCACAATCAAACTTGCGTCTGACATACTGCCAGTTCCTGTACCATCTAACTGCGTAGAACCTCCTACTACAGGTGCTTGTAGTCCTTTGTATCCATCGAATCCCTCTGCTCTTGTTATAGCAGTTAGCCAATCAGAACACTCTCTAAATGATGATAGATTTTCATCTGCGACTAGCGTAATGTTCAAGTCATCAAAAATTAGTTTATCACCAGGTGTATAGATGTTCTTGAAGGGAGTCGATCTCTCTGCATATCCAGAGTTCAGACCAGGTAGATTAATCTGTTGAACATAGAACTCTGTGTTAGGCAATCTATTGATAACTAACTTAAACTCTACTGGCGATAAGAAATTTGATGTTGACATGATATCCTCTATCAAAGTTGTATAGTACTATTTATATAGAGTATGGTAGACGGTAGCGGACTTTAGTGGGTCGCCTCTATTAAGCATCACGCCCCATGATACTCTGCCATACTGTTATATTTATACAGACAAAAAAAAGAGGCTCCGAAGAGCCTCTTTAAAGTAGGTTGGGTTATTTCTAATCTTCCCGATCAGAGTCCCAATCTTATTTTTATAGCAAGTTAGTAACTGCGGTACGTCTGTAGTACACGTTAGTGTTGGCAGAAAGAGCGCCAGAACCAACAGTAGAACCTTGAGCGAATGGGTTAGAAACCATTCCGTAACGAGTCTTGAAGCCCAACTTCGACTGGAAGCTGTTCTCACCAACTGCACGAACCATCTGTAATGGCACATATGGGCAATAGAAAAGTCC